TCCGTGCAAACGGTGGCGCCTGCATCCCGATCGTCGGGTATTAACAACGCACGCCGCACTGTAAGATTGACGCCAAGTCAAGTTGCAATTGCCAAAAAGCTGGGTGTTCCTCTTGAGGAATACGCCAAATACGTGAAGGAATAACCCATGTCTGACGTTAAAATACCTGTTCTCAATCGCAATTCTCGCGTGGGCGAATCACGTGAGAAAGATGCGCGACGTAAGCCTTGGGCACCGCCTTCTCGTCTGGATGCGCCTCCCGCGCCTCCGGGGTATCAGCACCGTTGGATTCGGGCAGAAGCAGGTGGGGTAGAAGACCGCACGAACATTTCAGGAAAACTCCGCGAGGGTTATGAGTTGGTTCGTGGCGATGAATACCCTGACTACCATGTCCCAACAGTAGATGACGGCCGACATGCTGGCGTGATCAGCGTGGGAGGTTTGCTTCTAGCGCGTATCCCTGAGGAAACGGTTAAAGAGCGCGATGCGTATTACAACTCTAGGGCGAACGACCAATTGCAAGCTGTCGATAACGAGCTGATGAAGGCCAATGCTCACAACAGCATGACCATTCAGCGCCCAAGTCGTCAGTCACGCGTTTCATTCGGTGGCTCTCGCGGCCAGTGAAATTAACTTTTTGAAGGAAACATCAAATGCCAAACGTAAATAAGGCTTTTGGTCTGCGTCCTCTAGGCAATCTGTCCGCTACTGGTGCTCAAAAACAGTACGGCTATGAGATTGCTGATAACCAGACTGGAGCGATTTTTCAAGGTGACTTGGTGACCATTGATAATGGTTACTTGGTCAAATTCAACAACACGGATCACACCGTGGCTGTGGGCGTTTTTAACGGCTGCAACTACATTGATCCCACCACGGGCAAACCTACCTGGAAGAACTACTATCCTGGTTCCGTCAACATCACTTCCGGCAAAATCATTGCTGACGTGATCGACGATCCCAATCAGTTGTTCATCATCCAGAATGCTGGCACCCCTACCCAGGCGGCATTCGGCACCAACGCGGACATCACTGCTTCCACCACTGGTAGCACCACGACAGGTCTGTCTAACATGACCATGAGTGGTACTTTCACGGAAAACGCTGCTGCCAACTTGAAGGCAGTCGGCCTATGGAACGTACCGGGCAACGAGTTAGGCCAATACGCCGTTCTCGTTGTGAAGATCAACGAGCACATGTACGGCAGCACTGGCACGCCGGGCTTTAGCACCTAAGGAGATCAACCATGGCAATTTCACGTGCACAACTGGTGAAAGAGCTTGAGCCTGGTCTCAATGCTCTGTTCGGTCTTGAGTACAAAAACTACGAGAACGAGCACACCCAAATCTACTCGATTGAAACTTCTGATCGTGCATTCGAAGAAGAAGTGATGGAATCGGGCTTTGGGGAAGCTCCGGTGAAGACCGAAGGCGCTGGTGTCGGTTACGACCAGGCGCAAGAGGTTTACACCGCTCGCTACACCCACGAGACCATCGCTTTGGCGTTCTCGCTGACCGAAGAAGCCGTGGAGGACAACCTCTACGACCGTCTATCGGCCCGCTACACCAGGGCTCTGGCCCGCTCGATGGCCCAGACCAAGCAGATCAAGGCTGCGGCTGTGCTCAACGGTGCTTTCACCACCTCTATCGGTGGCGACGGCGTTGCTTTGTGCGCAACCAACCACCCCACTTTGACTGGTCCTAACCTGTCCAACACCCTGGCCACTGCCGCTGACTTGTCCGAGACTTCCTTGGAACAAGCTCTGATCGACATTGCAGCGTTCACTGATGAACGCGGCTTGAAGATCGCCGTTCAGGGCCTTAAGCTGATCGTGCCGAAGGAACTGCAGTTTACGAGTGATCGTATTCTGAAGTCCACTCTGCGCGTTGGCACTGCTGACAACGACATCAACGCTGTCCGCAACATGGGCATGGTTCCACAGGGCTACGTGGTCAACCACTTCCTGACCGATCCGGATGCATGGTTTATCAAGACCGATGCTCCTAACGGCATGAAGATGTTTGAGCGCGTGTCGTTGAAAACCGCGTTTGAAGGCGACTTTGATACGGGCAACGTCCGTTACAAGGCTCGCGAGCGTTACAGCTTTGGCTTTAGCGATCCACGTGGCATTTTTGGGTCTCCTGGCGCCTGATAGCTGCTTAGGATGGGAAAAAGGGGCTTTCGAGCCCCTTTTTCTTTTTCTGCAAATAGGTTATATTTAGGGCATACCGGGGATTTTCCGGTGCATCTGACAGTCCCGGCTGACGACATGCAGATAGATGCGCCTCCACTTGCATGTAAGGAAAAATCATGGCAAATACCACGTTTACCGGCCCAGTTCGATCGCAGAATGGCTTTCAATCCATCACTGTAGCTCCCGGCACCGGCACTGTCACTGTTGACGCCACTTTCGGCACCGCTACCAGCGTAACCGATTTGACGACCACCAACCTGGTCTTCACTGACCAAAACCACCCCACAACCGCAGCTATCAACGCTAGTGCAACAGCTACCGCAGCTCAGGTTGCAACAGGCTTTATCACGGTAACTTCAGCTACCGCTGTAACCATCACGTTGCCTACTGGCACGGCGCTTGGTGCTGCTCTTGGCGCTACCAAGGGCACTGTGTTGGACTTGTACATTGACAACACCGCAAGCACAGCCTCAGGTGTTGTGACTGTTGCTGTTAATACAAACGCTGTTCTGTCAACCGCTGCCGCTGACACCCCCGGGAGTTTCGGTGATTTGACAGTTGCCGTTGGCGCTACTGGCCTTGCCCGTTTCACCATCATGTTCTCTAGTGCCACAGCATACGCTTTCACACGTACTGCTTAACTAAGGGGCCATCATGAGCAACAGCAACATCCAAGCAGTTACTAAGACTGCGGATGCTCAAGCAATCGCTGGCAGAACTCGCGTTGCGGGCCTCTACTACACATGCTCTGCAACGGCGTCTTCCTTTTCTTTAAAAAATGGTTCGACGTCAGCCGGCACTGCATTGATAACCATCGTTACTCCGGCGGCAGCTGGTGCTTACGACATCATTCTCCCTGACGTGGGCATCCTGTTCCCGGATGGCGTGTTTATTGACGTCAATGATGCGCAAGTAACCAGCGTAACGCTCATGTTTTACGGTGGAGCGGCTGTGTAATGGCTTCCAAAGGCATGGGCATTAAAACCTCGGTGAAGAGCGGGAACTTCCGCGCCACCAAGGAAGGTGCCGGCATGACCAAAAAGGGTGTGGCAGCGTTTCGCAAGGCCAACCCTGGAAGCAAACTAAAGACGGCGGTGACTACCAAGACACCGTCGGCTGCAGAAGCAAAGCGCAGAGCATCGTATTGTGCGCGGTCCGAGGGCCAGATGAAGGATTTTCCTGAAGCTGCCAAGGACCCAAACAGCAGACTTCGCCAAGCGCGCAAGCGTTGGAGGTGTTAAGCCGTGGAAATGATGGTATGGAATGTTGTCCTGACAGCGATTGTGGGCCTCATGGGATTTTTGCTTAAAAGCAAGTTTGATGAGCTCGGGCGAATCAGCATTTTGTTGAATCGCACACGCGAGGAAGTTGCCAGAGACCATATTACTCGAAAAGAAGTGGACGATCGTGTTGAAAAACTCGTCGTCCACATGGATCAACGATTTAATCGACTTGAGCAAAAGCTCGATGACATGGTAAAAAGGGATTGAAATGGCAACAATGAAAATGGTCAAAAAAGACGGCAAATCAGTTCCAGCTTTTGCTGCGGACGGCATTGGCAAGATGAAAAAGGGCGGTTCGCCCAAAAAGATGCAGATGGGAGGTCCTGCTTCCGGCATGCCAATGCAGGGCGCAATGCCTCCTGCACGCGGTCCAATGCCTCAGGGCATGCCTCCTGCAATGAAAAAAGGGGGTATGGCCAAGAAGTCCGCACCGGACAAGATGGGTCGTGCTGTTTCTCGTAAAACGGCCGATGTTAAGGGTCGTGCAATGAAAAAAGGAGCTTAATCATGGCTGGACGTGGAATGGGTGCCGCTACGCGCGGTGGTGGTGCAGTAATGAGCGGTTCGGGTAACCACATGGTTTCCGAAACGAGCAAAAGCACTGGGGTGCCTAAGATGGCCAAGGGCGGTATGGCTAACAAAGGCGGCGTCAATGAGCACAAGCGCATGGCCATGGGCAAGCCCATTGGAAAAATGGGCGGCGGCATGATGACCAAAGGCTACGCTTCTGGAGGCATGATGTCTAAGGGCTACGCGGCCGGCGGTGCTGCTAAGAAGATGGCCAAACGCGCTAAGTAATGCCCTATCTCATCAGCAACATTCCGTACTTTAAATGCTGGGTCAGACGCGAGTTTACTCACATGCATCAGAAGTACCATGGCGAGTACTTGCACGCAAATGTAATTGCGGTCAACGTCATGCCGGATCGTTGCTTGAGTTTTCAGCTTGTATTTACGGGGTGTGAAAGCCACGTAGATGGATCTGAAAACGTGCATGGTGGAGCCATGTGGGCGCGCATGCCGATCACTGCGCTGGTGGGGGATATTCCATTGGAAGAGTGGCCCGAGCGCATGCCTACGCATTTAGCGCAGCCTTGGGATTGTCCGTCTCACCATCACACGGTGATCAAGTTTGCCAGGACCAGCCCCAGCCCTTGGTTGTGCAAAATAGATGGGGAGTTTCACACAGGCAGGTACCTGTTTACCGTAGATTATACGGATAGCGAGGTAGCCGATTGTCCTGCGCAGCACAAGCAAAGTCATGTTTTGGTTTTGACAGATGCGGGCAAGTGGACAGGCAACATTGTTGCTCTGCCCAATAATCGTGTCAGGGTTACAAGCCCTGCGTTTTGGCAAACAGGGGAGGGTGCTCCAGACTTCAGGCCCAGCCAGTGGATTCACTGCGCAGAGCAGGATGACTCATACATGGACGCACAGCAGACCTTTAACAACCTGTACAGCGAATGACTACCTCGGGCACAACCACATTTGACTTGTCGATTGATGACTTGGTCGAGGAAGCGTTTGAGCGCTGCGGAATGCGGCCGACGAGTGGCTATCAGCTTTCGTCGTCGCGCCGTTCGCTCAACCTGTTGTTTCTTGACTGGGCCAATCGAGGGTTAAACCTGTGGACGATTGAACAGGCTACCTATGCCTTGACCCAGGGCACCAACGAGATCTCGTTGGATGCGGCTGTGGTGAATGTTCTGGAGGCTGTCATTCGTGATCCGAGTGCCGGGGTTTCGACGGACATCTACATTGAGCGAATCAGTCGAGAGGATTACCTCAATGTACCGGATAAAACCAGCCAAGCGCGACCTGCGCAGTTTTATGTGCAGCGCACAAACATCCCCAAGGTGTTTTTCTACCCGGCAGCGGACAAAAACTACACATTTGTGTACTACCGCATCCGTCGCATCCAGGATGCAGGCGCCTACACCAATACAGCGGACGTCAATTTCCGCTTTTTGCCGTGCTTGGCATCGGGCCTGGCGTACTATTTGTCTCTTAAATTCGCTCCCGATCGTGCGGCTGCTCTAAAGGCGATTTACGAAGAAGATTTCCAACGCGCAGCGTTGGAAGATCGAGACACGGCCAGTGTGCAGTTTGTGCCGGACCTAGGGGTATGACATGGCTTACGCATCCGGCAAGTTTTCGTACGGGCTGTGCGACTACTGTGGTCAGCGTTACCCCTACAACACGTTGCGCAAGAACTGGAAAGGTTTCAAAGTCTGTCCTGAAGACTATGAGCCCAAAGAGCCTCAGCTCGAACCTCTTCGCTACCGTGGCGATGCGATTGCATTGCAAGAGCCTCGACCAGATCGTATTGAGCCTGTGTCCGTCTTTGTAGGCGCACCAGGCTTTACAGCTTTTCAAAGTTACGGCAGCGTTCAAGGCGGCACTAACATGCAACCGTATGTGCAGGACCAGGCGCTCATCGCGCAAGGCGTTGTCGGCTCAGTGACTGTGAGTATCACATGACCTACGACGAACTTGTCACCAACATCCGAAACTACACCGAGGTGAACAGTAACGTGTTCACTGAGCCGGTGATCAACACATTCATCACTATGGCGGAGAACCAGATTCTTCGCGAGATTGACCTGGACGTGTTCAAACTTGAGGTAGCAGGAAACATGACCCAGGGCAACAAGTTCCTGGCCGCCCCTGCTGACCTTTTGACACACCGTTACATGATCCTGACGCCAGCTAGTGGTGAGCAGTTGTTCTTGGATTTTCGGGACACGTCCTTTATGAAAGAGTATTGGGCCAACGGCAGCACGCAAGGCACGCCCAAGTACTATTCTGTGTGGGACCAGAACACTTTTTACATCGCGCCCACGCCGAATCAGAACTACAGTGTGGAGCTGGGCTACATTTACCGTCCAACACAGCTGTCGTCGGCCAATCCGACCACATGGATCAGTAATAATGCCCCTGAGGCGTTGTTGTACGCATGCTTGATCCAAGCCTACAGCTACACGAAAGGACCTACTGAGATGATGCAGTATTTTCGTGGGGCTTACAAAGAGGCTATCCAAGGTCTGGGCACAGAGCAGCAAGGCCGTCGCCGCCGTGACGAATATCGTGATGGCATGCTTCGTATTCCACTTAAATCGGACTCACCTGGACCATGATTACAGCACCAGTACCCGTACATGTAGGCAGCGTCTTTGTCGAGACCACGCAAAAGCGTGGCTGGACGCCAGAAGAGCTGGCCATGCGCGCGGCAGATAAAATCATCTATGTCGGCGATCAGTCGCACCCCGCTGTGCAGGCCCAGGCCAGAGCTTTCAAAGAAAGCGTCAAGCAAGTCGTGGCGTTTTACCTGAAAGAAGCAGTTGAACAGGACCGAGCAACTATTGCCCTGCGCCTGCGCGAGGCAGGTCACCACGACTTAGTTCATTTGTTAGGAGATTAAAAATGGCATTTTCAGGCAATTTCATGTGCACCAGCTTCAAAGTGGAGCTGATGAGAGGTGTACACAACTTTACAACCAGCACGGGCGACACGTTTAAGCTGGCTTTGTACAACAACAGTGCTTCATTCACTGCTGCAACGACCGCATACACATCCTCCAACGAGGTGGCCGCTTCAGGCTCGTATGTGGCGGGTGGTGGCGCGTTGACCAACGTCACGCCATCGTCTACGGGAACCACTGCGTTCACGGACTTTGCTGACTTGTCGTTTACAAGTGCCACTATTACGGCTTTTGGCGCGTTGATTTACAACGATACGGCTGCGGGTGACCCCTCGGTATGCGTTTTGGATTTTGGCGGTGCAAAGACGTCCACCAGTGGCACGTTCACCATCATCTTCCCAACAAACGACGCCACCAGCGCCATTATTCGAATCGCCTAAGAGGCGGGTAAGTGGCAGATGCGACCGTTGCGTTTACTGGCTGGAATGCCTCTGTAGGCTGGGGCCAGTCCACCTGGGGAAATGCTCAACCCGAGCTTCCCCTGGGGACAGGTGCGGTCGGCACTGTCACTGTTTCTGCTGATGCCAACGTCACACTGACGGGGGTTTCGGCCACTGCTGACCTTGGACAGGTTACTGTACAGGCCAACGCCGATGTAGACGTCACTGGCGTGGGCGCTACGGGCGATGTAGGCTCCGTAACTATGACTGGCGACGCCAACGTGTCGCCTACAGGCGTTTCGGCCACAGGTGAGGTCGGCACTCTCACTGTTTCTGCTGATGCCAACGTCACACTGACGGGTGTCAGCGCGACGATGTTCCTGGGCAACGTGTCGGTCCCCATTGATGTGGATGTCGCGGTTACTGGGGTTGAAGCCGTAGGCTACATTGGCCAGGTGGACATGGCTGGCGACGCCAACGTCACCGTGACGGGCGTCGTGGGCACGATGGCCTTGGGCAACGTCACGGTAGCCGCTAACGCGGACGTGTTTGTCACGGGCGTTCAAGCAGTTGGCGAGGTGGGCAGTGTCGACCACCAGGCGAATGCCAATGTCGATGTCACTAGTGTCGTAGGCACAACCGCGATAGGCACAGTGATAGCCGAAGCCGGCTCAGGTGTTCCAGTAACAGGGCTGCAGGCCACTGGATCGGTGGGCAGCGTTGTAGCTGCGGCTGGCGCAGACGTCTACCTTGTCGGGGTTTCGGCACAGGGTGAGATAGGAAGCGTGCTCATTTGGAGCGTAATAGATGACAATCAGACGCCTAATTGGCAAAATGTGGATGATTCACAGTCAGGAAATTGGGTCGTTGTCAATGACGGAAACACAGTGACTTGGACTCAAGTCCTAACGTAAAGGAAATAGCATGCCGGGAAGTACCTACTCCACCAACCTCAAGATTGAGTTGATGACCACGGGTGAAAACTCGGGCACTTGGGGCGACATCACAAACACCAACTTGGGTACGGCGCTTGAGCAGGCGGTTATTGGCCTGGGCAATCCTGACTATGTCTCTGATGCCAACCTGACCATCAGCATCACCAACAGCAACGCGGCCCAAGCTGCGCGGGCCCTGGTACTGAACGTCACATCTACTTTTGGTAGCTTGACGACCACTCGCGAGCTGGTAGTGCCCACTATCCAGAAACAGTACATTGTTCAGAACAACACGACTGGTGGCCAAAGCATCACGGTCAAGACCTCTGCTGGCACGGGCATCACCGTGCCGAACGGCCGCAAAGCTCACTTGTATGTGAACGGTACCAACGTCATCCAGATGTTCGACTTTGTCAACATCCTTGGTGGCACGATTGACAATGCAACCTTAGGCGCTACGACTGCTTCCTCTGCAAGGGTCACCACGCTTAACGCCTCTGGCGCTGCGACTCTTGACGGCAATGTTGCCTTGGGCAACGCAGCTGGCGACGTGATCACAGTGCCTGGCACGATCGGCAGCAATCTAATTTTCACTGATAACACCTACGACATCGGTGCAGCTGGTGCCACGCGCCCACGTAACCTGTTCTTGTCGGGTGCTGCCACTGTCGGGGGAAACTTGTCTGTTGGCGGCACGCTGACGCTCACAGGCGGTGTGAATTTAAATGGCAACGTGACTGTAGGCGACGCGTCCACTGACACGCTGACCATTAACAGCACGATCACTAGCAACCTGATCTTCACTGACAACACATATGACATTGGTGCGTCGGGTGCAACACGTCCTCGCAACTTGTTCCTGGCCGGCAATGCAACCGTTGGTGGTGCTCAGACGCTGACCGGCGCGTTGACCGTGGATAGCACGACTGACTCCAGCAGTACGACCACTGGCTCGATCCAGACCGACGGTGGACTGGGCGTGGCCAAGGCTTTGTTTGTGGGGACCACTGCGAACATTGCAGGAGCTGTCACTTTGTCCGGCGGTACGGCTAACGGTGTTGCCTACCTCGACGGCTCCAAGGTCCTGACCACTGGGTCTGCGCTGACGTTTGATGGGACGAATCTGGGTGTTGGGACGAGTTCGCCAGTAAATAAATTAGTTGTATCTAATGCTGGTGCGGCAGGATTTGAAGTTAACCCTGCTGACGCATCTGGCGTTGCATTGGCTTCTTACAATCGTAGTGGCGCTGCATACGCAAATTTAATTTATTACGCAAGCAATCAAATTTTTTGCACTGGTGGAACAACCGAAGGTATGCGCCTCACCAGCACGGGGCTGGGTATTGGGACGAGTTCGCCTAGTTACCGTCTGCAAGCGCGTTCGGTAGGCACATCTACGGCTTATGCAGGAAACATTGTTGCCCGTCTTGAAAGCAACGGCGCAGGCTACAGCAGCACACTCCAGCTTTCCAACAACGTAGACGCTTCTGCAACACTTGGTCTTGTTGGGACAAACCTTGCTTTTGGGGTTGGCACAACACAGATGTTAACCCTCGACTCCTCCGGCAACCTTGGTCTAGGGGTTACGCCGAGTGCTTGGGGTGGGTCAAACCGTAGTGTGATGCAGTTTCCGGGAAGCAACGCTATCCAAGGCAGTGGCTCTCTCGGTTTGGCGCTGTTTAATAACGCATACAACAACGGAACAAACGACATCTATTTAGCCAACGGCGCTGCGTATAAACACATAATTGGCACAGCATTCCAATGGTTTACCGCCCCCTCCGGCACAGCAGGTAATGCAATCACCTTCACACAGGCGATGACGCTGGATGCGAGTGGGAATTTGTTGTTGGGTGCTACCGGCACAATTGACGCCGCTTTTAGGTTGCAAGTGACTGGTGCTGGCGGTTCAATTTCTACCGCAACTGGAACCAACTCAAATGGCTTGCGGTTTGACAACACAAACACAACGTCAGAGTGGAGTTTTGGCACTAACTCGCCCGGCATACAAAACGCTGGCGATTATTTTGCATGGAACAGAATTCCAAGCGGGGGGTCATGGTCTGAGTATATGCGTCTCGACTCCTCCGGCAACCTTGGTATTGGGACTACGAGTCCAGTAAATTACACAAATTACAAAACCATTACTTTGCAAGGCGCTACGACAACATCAGGAGGCGTATTTCAGTCTCAAACTTCAGATGCTAGTTTTACGGCAAATTTTTATGTCGACAATGGTGGGGTTACTTTTGGTTCTACAACTGCAAATTCGCCATTAAAGTTTTTAACAGGCAACACAGAACGGATGCGCCTCGACTCCTCCGGCAACCTTGGTCTGGGGCAAATTCCGGCGGTTCGTAAATTTGAAATAAACGCGATCCCAGCAAGTCCAAGCCAGCTTAATGGCATACGAGTTCAGATGAACGGGACTGCTACATCGTTAAGTGATTTTCTTCTTGGTACTGATAGCGCCGGTAGACCCTACACCAGTATTCGCACTGGCAATGATGGCAATGGGTGGATGGATTTTTACACCGGGAGTGGCCCGACAGAAAAAATGCGCCTCGACTCCTCCGGCAACCTTGGTCTGGGGGTTACGCCGAGTGCTTGGTTATCAAGCTACAAAGCATTTCAAGTGAACACAGCGTCATTGTTTTCTGGCGGTGGCGGCTTTGAGTTTCTTACTTCCAATGCCTATGTTGGAACTGGTGATCTTTTTCGCTACATTGCAAGTTCATTGCCAGCAACTGCTTACCGATTTAATAGCGCAGCAGGCGATCACCGTTGGCTTACAGCACCCTCCGGCACAGCAGGTAATGCAATCACCTTCACACAGGCGATGACGCTTGATGCGAGTGGTAATTTGGTTATTGGCGACACCAGCGGCACGGCAAGGCTTGAGGTGAAAGCCGTAGGT